GTGCATTCGAAGTCGGATGTTAGAATAATTTATCTAATATTCGCGAGTACTTCTGTAGCTCGGTGACACGTGTTGCCGTATACACCATAGGCGGTAATCCTTGAATATCAAGGACCGCAGGTAAATCATTCATATGAATGATTAAGTCCCACCGTTTCACAACGGTTTGACTAAATACCTTTACTACTCTCTCGTCGAGAGTATCGGACGCTTCTTTAAACTTTTCCAAGTTTATTGAGTATCCGTGAGCGTTGCTATACGATAACTCGTTAGCTCGTTCTGAAAGGTCCACTAAGGACCTAACATAACTTTGCTCAATTTGAGCTAAGACACGTTCGGTTTGACGGTAAATCTCTCCATAAGGTAAACCTTTTGGATTGAAGCCTAAGCCAAATGGCTCAAGTAATTCTGAGACTATGTCGAAGATCTGCTTTTGCCTCTTAGTTAAAAGAGAGCGAGATCTTGAAGAACCGAAGTTCCGACATATAGAAAGAAAATTGTCATCACTGACTCTTCTCCATTTATATGCTGGGAACACGCTTCGTCCAGTGATCACTTTTCCAGCAAACTCCGCAAGGGCGTTTGAAGTTAAAGATTTCTCTGGTGCGAAAGGACATTTGTTACGTTCTAGCCAAGACTTGTAAGTCTTTGCTAGTTCGTCATTGAGGATAACAACATCATCCCCAAGAACAAAGAAGTCACCATTGTGTTTATTGCCATTCAAAGTGAATAGTAATAAACCATGTGTGAGTGTGAACATCGCAAAACTAGGGTATAAACCCAAGGGTTGTCCTGTTTTCCACCGAATCTCTCCGAGTTCCTTACATTTAAAAGGTAAACGAGCGATTTCTTCTAATAACTTAATGTCCAGTACGTCGCCGAAGATCTGTTTAAGTGCTTCCAACTGCAATTCCAAAGGAAAGTAGTCGGTTGCGCCTGTCAGGTCAACGGAATGTACTAGCGCTCCTGTATTAAGAGCGGCCTGCACATGTGGTATCGCACTTTCTTGATTGAAAGTACAATCCCACGGCAAGGTCTTGACAAGGTCATATATAGCATCACCTAGTGGTTTCAAAGCCATTTGGTGTAGACGGTATGGAGATGCGATTGCTCGCATTTTCAGTCCCGGCTCCTGCAATAGATGAACTTCACCTGCATACATAGTTTTATCCCAATCTCGATCTGTAAACAGAACGGGACCAAGAACACTATATATCCACCGTTTAGTCGGTGAGTAAGGAGGTTGATCAATACAGTTAACAACTGCATCGTACAATTCTCTATACTGGGAACGGAATCTTCCGTTTCCGACGGGTGAGAGAGTATTAATCTCGTCAAGAATGTCCTGATTTTGAGGAACTGAACCAAGTCCATGAGGACGAGGAGCTCGCTTATTAGGCGAGTAAGGTTTCATCATTATCGGGGACACATCCCTCTTAATCGGTTTACGTTGTCCGTTCAAGTGTGATTGCACGAATGCATCAACTCCTTGGCTGAAAGCCTTGAAGTCTCCTTTGGGAACACTATGTTCGGAATTTACACCTTTAAGGAACTTATCGATCTGACTTTTGGTCGGAGCGTCCGTTTCAATAAGAGTGTAACAGTTCAAACACTGAAGTATTATGTGGAACCTCTTTTCAGAGGACAACACTTTACTCTCGCGTCTGGACCAACGTAACATTGAGCCTACGACCCCATAAAATTCACCTTTCGAATTCTTACGAATTCTGATCGATGGATCTATAGGTATTCCAGCGTTTATTTGTATAAAAGCAGTCTTAAGATTCTTCATCTTACGAGTTGCCCATTCTACTCCTGAACATTGGATCCAAGTGGTAAATAAGTCTATAAAAGGACCTATCATCGGCTTGGGTAGGCCAATACAAGATAAACGAAACTGCATCGACTTCTGAATTTGGTGTGTATCCATATGGAACTACCTGTTAATGGTCTCATTTAATTGAGATGTTAATAATTCAAAAGTGCGATAGCACTTAGTTTTGTGTTAGGACCTACCGCAATACTATATTGTAAATCATCAACTTCTAGTTGTCCTGAGGAGCATGATACTGTGAGAAACAAAAGAAACTCACCGTATAATGTTGCTGAAGTATGCTCGCTGATGCAGATTTCTGTCATTCAGTCAGTCATATCATTCAGTCATAGATATAAACGGTGACTGCTGACTAGGCAGTTCACTCGTATATTTATGTCCCTATGGAACCAACTCTTGGTTGATTATCACTTTATAGTTTAGGCGGTTGGGCC